GACGTTAGCGCAAAATGGAAGGGTCAATGTCGGCTTACGTGTGGTTTGATAACCTTAATCAAGCAGTGGAGCAAGGCGGTCGCGTGGTTAATGACTTATTGCCTATTATTGCAGGGGAACATGAACGGCATATGATTGTATCGAAAGCTGACGGGCGTTCAGAACCAATTACTCTAAACAAGGTCACGGGTCAGTCAGAAAATGGCGAACCCATTCGTGAAAACGTACTAGATACAGGTGATTATGATGTTGAAATCGATACAGGGCCAAGCTTTGCGGTTCAGAAAGACATTGCTCTTGAGTTTTTCCAGCAGACGATACAGGCTAATCCGCAGACTTTCCCACTTATTGCGGATTTATGGGCTAAGAATCTGGATGTTCAATACATGCAATCTCTTGTTCCACCTCAAATCATCGCAGAAGAAGAAGGTAAGCAGCTACCACCGCAACCGCCAAGCCCTCAAGAACAAATGATGCAGCAGCAAATGAAACAGCAGCAGCAACAAATGATGATGAATGAGCAAAAAATGCACCTTGAGGAACAACAACTCATGGAGAGAGCCGAAGAGTTGAAGATTCGCAAAGAGAAGCACTTGCTTGAACAGGCTGAAATGATAATGAAGTCGCAAGAGATGGCAGACAAGCGTCATCTTGAACGGCAAAAACTTGGTCTTGAACATCAAAAAGTTGAACTGGACTATGAGAAAGCAGACAAAGATTTTAGTGCTAAATTGGCGCAAGTTTTGTCAAGCATTCACAAAGCACCATCCCAGGAAAGATAAAAACCGTTGCGTAGTGGGCTTAACTCGTCCGCTATGCAATTTTCTCTGATAACCCCTGATAAACCCCTAACTTTCTTCTTAACCCCCATATGTGGCGTACAACGGCTTTTAAATAGGGTCTATAATTTTAAGTATCGAGGAAAGGATTTCCTCTGGGTTTCAGGCCGACCGTACGGTCTAGGGCATGCAAATGTCGATATGGAGATAGAGAAATCATGGACGAAGACCAAAACGTTTTAGCCGAGTCTTTAAGCGGTGATGATGAAGATGTTGAGAATGGCGGTGTTGGGCCAGGTGATGCCGAAGAACAGGGTGTTCAGGACGACCAGGGGCTTGCACAAGAGGATGACCCGATTAGCGTAAAGAAGCGATTGGGAATGCAAGCTAAAAAACACGCCAGGGAAATTCGCAATTTGCATGAGCGTTTGACGCATATGCAATCAGTGATGGGCGATTCCGCTAACCCTCAGCATCAACATGAATCCTATAGTTCACCTGGGCAGCCTAATCCGCCTGGGCAGAATGAAGAGGAACGTATACAACGTGCAGTACGCATGGCTCTTGGAATGAGGGAACACGAAGAGAGGCAAGCTAAGGAGGCGCAAAGTCATGCCCATGTTCAAAAGCAATACCAGCGTTTGAATGATGAGTTTGACCGTGCCTCCGACAAGTACGAGGATTTTGACGATGTTGTAAGAGAGGGCGATGCTCCTTTTACTGACGCGGTGCGGGATGCACTGTTACTCGTTGAGAACCCAGCAGAAGTTGCGTATCGCTTAGGCAAAAATCGTTCTGAGTTACAAAGAATCTCTAAACTCCATCCCCTAGACCAGGCGAGGGAAGTGAACAAACTGTCATTTTCTCTAATGGGAAGTAATGGGAGCAAGCAATCGGGAACGAGAACTGCTCCTTTAGGCTCCATTAGGGCAAATCCAGGTGCTTCCCAAGCTGTTACGGACAAGACTCCTCCTTCTGTTATCAGAGCGAGGATGAAGGCTGGTACATGGAAGTGATGTAGGGTTTTAAGGATTAAAACTCAATGAGACCCTTGTCAGTCTGTGTACCCATTTAAAGGATTAAATGGAGACCCAGGATGGCTAACCAATTTATTACTACTGACCTAGTAAGTAACACTGCATTGGCAATGTTTGCCAATAATGCACCGTTTGTAATGACGGCTTCTCGTATTTACCAAGATGACTTCGTGTCTTCTGGTTATAAGATTGGCGATACATTACAAGTTCGTAGACAAAACCATTTCATCGTTGGTGATGGTAGCGTGGCAACTCCACAGTCAATCATAGAAACTGTTGAGACAATTGTTATCGCGCATCAATACCATGCGTTGATTGCTTACACAATCCAAGACTTGTCTTTGCGTATTGAGGACTTTTCACGTCTGTTTATTGCCCCTGCAATCCAGGAAGTAATTACTCAGATGGAAAAAGATATTGCCTCTGCTGCTGAACAAGAACTTAACTTCTTCACTGGTACTGCTGGCGTTGCAATTAACTCCTTCACCACTGTAGATACTGCTGGTGCTAAATTGCTTGAGCAGGGCGTAAATATTGCGTCTGATGCTTATATGGCAATGACTGTACGAGATGGTTCTAGCTTAAAAGGTGCGTTGTTAAACAACTTCACTCCTGTATTTAACGAAGACATCGTACGCTCTTCTGCAATTGGTCACTTGTCATACTTTGACATATTCCAGTCTCAGAATATCAAACATCATATCGCAGGAGCTGGCCCACGCTTGCATTCTTCTGATGCGTTGCTTGTAAATGGCGCGGTTGCTTCTGGTAACACAATCCTTATGGATGGTGCGACTATCAGCATTGCTGACTACTTCGTGGTAGGTGATGTGATTTCTATTGAGGGCGTCCAGTCAGTTAACCCTGTTGGTCGTGCTGCTACTGGACAGGATATGCAGTTTGTAGTTACTGCTAATGCTTCATCTGATGGTGGTGGTAACTTATCAGTACAAGTTGCTCCAATCATTATCTCTGATATGCTGAACCCGAACAGAAACGTAAGTAATGCTATCCCTAATAACGCACCCGTTACTATGGTCGGCTCTTACAACTGTAACGTGGCTTACCCAAGCCGTGGTTTGGATATCGTTTGTCCTCCACTTTACAAACTGCAAGTTCCTTATGCGTCTGTAGCGGTTGACCCTGAAACTGGACTGAGCCTTGCTGTTACTCAAACAGGCGACATCTTAGGGTACCAAAACTATATGCGTATCGACTTACTTTGTGGCTTTAAGTGGCACGCACAATATGCCGTTAAAGTATTGTCTTAAGGAGGAATGCCCGATGCTAACTTGTGTCTTTCACCCAATCGATGCCATGCGTGTTGTCGAAGAAGAGGAAGCAGAACGCCTGAGAGCATTGGGTGTTTGGTTTGACAGCCCTACCGAGGCGCAGAATTATCGCATTAAGGTAGAGACTGACATTAAAAAGGAAAAGGCGGACAAGGCGAAAGCGGACGCTGCCAAGGACAAACTTAAGGAGAAATCCAAATGATGAAAGAAAATAAAGACGTTCAATCTAACAATGCGTTTGTTAGAGCTGAGCAAGCCAAGATGAAAAAGCATATGGGAAATCGTCCTGGTGCGCCTAAAGAGATGAAGCATTTTGATGCATTTATGAGTAATGATGGCGCAAACGCCAAAGAATCAGCTCGTAAATTGTGCAAAGGCTTAGATGATGCGTTTCCTTTGAAATAAGTCTATGGAATCGACATGTCGTAATGATGTGTCGATTTTATTTGCTTTTTTCACCATAAGGAGGTCGCACCATGTCACAAGTCGTAAAGACTGTTAATGAGTTAATTACGAACTCTCTTTACCTACTTGGTGAACTGGGAACGAATGAAACTCCTGATTCTTTTATGCTGTCTACAGGGCTGGAATTGATTAATGAAATTCTGTCCATGTATGACTCAGATAGCATCTATATACCCTATTTAACTACTGTTACCTTCGATATGGTTGTAGGTCAGCGCACCTATTCGCTTTCCGATATGGTACCAGCAGACGTTGTTACCAACCGAATTGTTGACTTGAGCATGGCAAATTACACTGTGCCAAGTGCCGGACAGGGTATCATTTACCCACTGCAAATTATTAATAAGGCGCAATATTATGGCGTAACAAGGCTTACCCCATTAGATACGCGTCCTGGCTTTATCTTTTTAGATAAACAACCACAAACAAGTTTTATCACCCTATACCCATCACCTGACCAGCCCTATCCTTGCGAATTGCAAGTTAAGAGCATGATGGACAGCGTTGTTGCAAACGGCAACTTAGGACAAATGCCACCCTTTTACTATGGACTGTTAAAGTTCACTTTAAGCCGTAGATTCTTAGCGTATTACCCATCGGGTAACTGGCCTCAGCAAAACGAGGACACCTACCAGGAATATATGAACATCATTAAAAATGCCAATGAAACGGATTTAACCATCAGGCCATCAGCCATTCTTGATAGACCTGAGCCGTTCTACTGGCAGAATATTTTGGCGTACTAATTATGGCGAATATTGACGCAAAAGATTACGACATAGTAGGAAGTTACGACAACCAACGTGTGAGTACTATCAATGCTGAACGTACGGTCAATATGTTTGAGTACCTTGATTCGCAGGGTAAAAGACCTAAGTCTATGCTTCCAACAGCAGGTCTTGTTGACACAATGTTACCTTTTGGCGCAGAAACTGGAGGCGCAAGACAAACTTTTGTGTTCCTTAATGCCATATACCAGGTATTTGGGGCTTCTGTATATCGAACTACAGGCACCACAGGCAATCTTGTTAATACTCTTATCGGAACTATCGGTACAAGTGCAGGTTACGTGGGAATTGATGCTAACACATTTCAAGTAATTTTTGTCGATGGCCAAGCAGGTTACATTTGGGATACAAATGCCAGTACCTTTGAGCCGATAACAGATACCGGATTTCCAGCGGCACCCGTTGATGTTTGTTACTTGGATGGCTTCTTTGTGGTCGCTCATGGTGGAACAAATGAGTTCCAATTGAGTTCTTACAACCAGGGGATGGTTTGGAGTGGAGCGCAAGCCACATTTACCGCTGACTCTACAACAGATTTGCTCACATTGAGCATTAGTAATGCTAACTTTGCTACTGGCGTTCCTGTAACCTTCACAACAACAGGAACACTACCTGCGCCTATATTGGTTGGGCCACCACAAACTTATTATGCGATACGAGTAGGTCTTGCCTCACAAAACCCAGGAACAATCAAACTTGCAACCAGCTATGCGAATGCTATTGCAGGTACGGCAATTGACCTTACAACGAATGGCGCACCAACTAATACAATTAATGTATTTGGTCAGGTGCAATTAGGACAAATAACGTCACATCCTGGAACAATTGTTGCCTGTAGAACATTGCATAGGCGTATATTTTTCTTCTCACAAAACTACACGGAAGTCTGGGAAAACGCAGGTGTTGGAACAAATTTACCCTTTAGGCGCAATAATTCGCTCTTAATGGAGGTTGGAACGCCAGCTTTAGGTAGTGTGGTCGTTGGATTTGACCGCATGTTTTTCTTAGCTCAAGACAAGGACGGTCTTGCCGGAGTCATGGAAGTGAGGGGTACCGAATCGGTTCCTGTAAGTAACAGGGCATTAGATTATCAGCTTGCACAATATGCAGCAGACCCAGCAAGTGGCGTTGAAGACGCCAGAGGGATATTAATTAAAGAAAATGGACTCATCTTTTACAGATTGAACTTTACTTTGGCGAATCATACCTTTGTACTTAATGTCTCCATGAGTACTCAAGAATCGCCAAAATGGCATGAAGAGGAGATTTTAAATGGTGATAGGCACCCCGCCCAAACTCACGCTTATTTTGATGGTGTTAATTATTACGGCTCTTACAATGCACCACTATTTTACAGGGTGAATGACCAGGTATCAACAAACGCAGGTGAAGCAATTAGACGCATGAGAATTGGGCGTCAAATGTCACCCGAAGGATATACCCGATTAAGAGTAGACCGATTCCAGCTTGATGTATTGCAAGGGGCTGAAATATTTTTAGAGATTACTTCTACCTTCACAGCCGTTGCAGCAACCGACATTATTACAGTGGCAGATTTTGCCGAGTTTTGGCAGACAGGCGAAGCAGTTCGACTTGATAGTAATGGTGCGCTACCAGCACCGCTTGCCAAAAACACCATCTATTACATTATACGATTAAATGCTGGCATTCCTGCAACGATACGACTTGCGACAACCCAGCAAAATGCCTTTGACGGCATACAAATTGATATCACTACCGCTGGAAGTGGCGTAAATACGATTGACCTTGTGCCACAAGTAATTGATGAAGTGCCA